TGTTTGTCCGGGTGCCCCGCCCCTGCCATTCAACGGCGGGCGCTTCGCCTACTTTCAGGCCGCGCCGCTCCAGACTGCGCTTGCTGTGAGCAAAGACGGTGCATTTGCAGCCGTAGGCGTTCACCGGGTAATGCGTCTGCCACCACGGGTCATCGCAATGCAGCACCAGCCCGTTCCACGCCTCGTGTTCGGGGCGCGGATGCTTTTGCCCGTCGCGGTGGCGGTATTCCCAGTACGGGCGCAGGTGTTTCATTTCCTGCTGTTGCTCGTAACGCCCCGCCTGATAGCTCGCGTGCAGGTTGGTGTCGTAGATAATTTTGCTGCGCCAGTCGCGGCCGCCGTTGTACTGCCAGCCGTGCTTGGCGACGATGTCGTCAAAGTCCTTGCGAAACTCCTCTAGCGTGGTGCCGTCGGCGATTGCCTTGTCCACCGCACGACGGAAATCGGCGACGAGGTCGAGGCGGTTGGCACCTGCCACCACAAAGGCGTGGTCATGCTCGGCGCCGTAGATGTCGGCGTAGCTCTCCGTCGGCAGGTCGAGTTTTTGGCGGTAGTAGTTAATCTGCTCGGTAAAGGGGAGCTGCGTGTGCGCGAGACTCATGCGGTCTCCGTTTTGGCGTCATGACGTCCGGCCAGATGGGCGGCGGTGGTGGCGCGGGCAAAGATGTCGGCATAGACGTCGAGCGGCAATTCGCCCGCCAATGCGTCGAGGCGCTCGCGGAATTGCAACAGGGTCTCAGATTGCGCCAGTTCGGCGCTGATTTGCGCGAGCCATGCTTCGCCGTGTGGGGCAATGTCGCGCGCGAGGCGGCTGCCCATGTCGTCCGGCGTGTCTGCCGGCGCACTTTCGGCAAAATCGTGGGCTTCGCCGTCTGCCGCCTCCGGCAGGGCGCTGGCGGCGGGCATTGCCTCCCACGCGCCGCCAAAGTCCTGCTCCAGTTGTGCCTGGGTCGGGCGGTAGCCGAGCGCGGCAATTTTGGCGTAGGTGTCGGCCAGTTTTTGCAGGTCTTTGGTTTCTTCGGTGCGCAGCCACAGTTTGGGCGGTCGCGCGTTGGGGAAGTTCCATTCGGTCAGCCATACCGCTATCGTCTCGTTAAAGGAGGCGCAGAGCAGGTCGGCATCGGCCTTGACGATGTCGTCTTTGACTTCGTCCTGTATTTCCGCCTTGTATTGCCCGCCGACCGCCTGCGAGGTCATCACCTGTCCCAGTACTACCAGCGCAATCGCCTCGTCCATGTATTCGCACAGTTTGGCGTAGTCGGTGGTGCCTGCCTCGCCCTTGAGCAGCTCAATGGTGGCGCCGAGCGGGGTGACGGTGGCGGCGGCGTTCTTGATGGCGGTGAGCGCAGCGAGCAGTTGCTGTTTGTCGGCGTCGGCGGTGGGGCTGCGCGGGTCGTACTGGCCATGCGGCACGGATGTCGCCGCTTTTTCGTTGCCGACCAACCAGAATTTGACGTTGGATTTTTTGAACAGCACCGGCCAGTACAAAAAATGCGCCAACCCCAAGCCATAGGGGTTGTCGGTGGTGTCGCCGCCTGCGCTAAACGTCCAGAATTTGCGTGGCGGCATCGCCTCGTCCGCGCCGTTGCCGGTGTAGATGAGCTGCCGCTGGATGTCGTACTTGAATTTGGCTCTGTCGCGGACGAGGACGTTATCCAGCACCACACGACCGTCCTCAATGCCCCACATCACCTCACCGACCGCAATGCCATAAAACACGCCCCAGTGCATCGCTTTCAGCACCGCGTCAAAGTTGAGGCGCTGCAACTGCGCCGCGACAAATTCCGCCGCCTCGACGTCGGCGGCGTTGTCCGGGTCGTGCGGCAAGACTTGCCGCTCCAGCTTGGTCAGTGCCGTTTGCCGCTGCGCCCAGGCACCGGTGACGGTGGTGTCGGTCAAGAGGTCGCGGTAGCCGTTGAGGTCGCCGCCGAGGCGTTGGGTGAGCAGGGTGTCGAGCTGTTCGATTTCGGTGAGGTTGCGTTCGACGGCGACTTCTTTTGAGGCGGCGGTGGGGCGGGCGAGGGTTTTGGTGTTGGGGGTGGTCATGGTTAGTAATCCAGATAGGCAGGCTTGGTGTAGCCGTCCTCAATGGCGACGGCGACGGGCAGGGCGGTATTGCTGCGGCTGGCGGCATAGGCGAGGCAGAGGGCAATGGCGGCATCGCCGTGGCGTTCGCCCGCTTTGCCGCTGCGCCGCCCCAGTTTGATGACGCCGTCGATGCGCTCCAGCGCGCGCAGGTCGTCAATGATGTCGGCGTCTTTGGGAATGCGCAGCGCGTCGTCTTCCAGCGCGGCCACCAGCGGCGGCATATGCTCCGCGTACCAGGCATTGGAGAGTTTGATTTGAGCAACGCGGTTGCCGTAGCGGTCATGCGCGGCTTCGGCGAGGTACTCGCCGTTGCCGCTGGCGTCAAACCACGCGGCGGAGAGCCGTGGCAGGCGGTCGAGCAGGTAATAGACGATTTGCCGCTGCTGCGCGTGCGGGATGTTGCGCAGCTCGACTGCAAACGGCACATGGCGGCGGGTATCGGCGGCGATTTGCAGCGGCACCAGTACCGAGAGGTCGCCGTGCCGCGCGAAGTCCATGCCAAAGACGTGTTCGCGCGTGCCGTCTAGCGTGGCCAGCAACGGGCGCAATTCGCGCTCGCACCAGTCGGCGATATCGGCCGAGCGCAGCTCTGCCGGGTATTCTGCCCAGCCGTCGGGCTGGGCAAGGCGCAGGATGGGGACGGGGTCGGCACGCAGCTCCAGCAGGCTGCGCGAGAGTACCGCGCCGCCGCTGTTAGAAGGGATAACGCGCAGCTCTTCGTCGGCGTCCGCGCCGTATTGGTCGTAGATGCCCGCCGTCCATTCCGCCCCCCCCGCCGCTGTCCACTCCATGCCGCGCACTTGGCAAATGCGGCGGTAGAGGCCTTGCGCGACCGCCTCGTCGAAGGTGGTGCGGTGCAGGGCGTAGGGTTTGCGCCCGCCACGGATGTCCTGGCAGAGCTGGTTGAAGGGGTTATCGACGCCGTCGTGCGTGCTGATGATGGCGACCTTGCCGCCCCACATGAGCAGCGCCATCGCCGCCTTGAGCAGCTCGTCGAGCTGCTCGTGGAAAGCGGCCTCGTCGATGATGACGTAGCCCTGTTTGCCGCGCAGGTTGGAGGGGCGCGACGATAAGGCGGTGATGCGGTAGCCCGACGCGCAGCGGATGACAAAGGTCAGGATGTCCTTGTCGCCGTCGTTGAGTATCTCCTCGCTTACCGCCTCGGCGACCAACTGGTAATGGCCAATCCAGTCGGCGCTGTCGCGGATAAATTCTTCCGCCATGTCCTTGTTGTAGCCGATGTACCAGACGTCCATGCCGGAGGCGGCCGCCGCCACCAAGGCGGCCTCGGCGGCGGTTGACCAGCTGATGCCGATGCGGCGCGATTTTTCGTAGACACGCACCGGGGTTGGGTCGTTAATCCATTGCATTTGGTAGGGCAGGAGGACGCCAGCCATCTCAGCCCCCCAAAATGCGCTGTTTGATGAGTTCGACCGCCTCATCGGATAGCCCCTGCGATTTGGCGGTGGCTTCGACGTCGGCGGCGGCACGCGCCAAGGCGGCCTGCTCGATTTCGCGCTGGCGTTTGTCGTTAATCGTGGATGCGCGCTCCAGCTTCTCAATCGCCTGCGCCAAGTCTTTCAAGAGGCCGGGGTGTGCCGGTTCTTCGTCTTCCGATAATTGCAGCGCGGTTTCAAAGGCGAGGTTACGCACCAGCTCGTTCAGCAGCGCCCCGACCTTGCCTTGTGGCTGGTTACCAAAGCGGGCAATCCACATGTCGGCAATCTCGCGCGATTGCTGGATTTTCGCGCCAACCTCGCTCATTTTCAGCGCATAGCGGTTGACCGCGCTCTTGCTGCGCGGCTTTTCGCCCAGCTCGGCGAGGACAGCGTTTAAGCGCTCGGTCGCCTCCAGCTGGGTGATGGCCGGGTCGCGCAGCCAGTCTTGCAACTGCTCCAACAGCGCAGGCGGCAGCGTCTTGATGCTGTTTGCCGCCATCAGGTATTCCCACGCCGCGCTTCAATCTCGCGCAGTTCGGACGGGCGCAGGTCACGGATGCCATGCGCCCGTGCCTTGCCGCGCGCGATTTCAAGGCCACGGTCGGTGAGCGTTACCATCGTCAGGTTCGGCGACAGATGGCTGCGGCTGATATAGCCCTGCTCCTCCAGCCAGCCGATTTCGGTTTGCAGCTGGTCGTAGGTGATGTTTTGCCCGGTTTGTTCGAGGCAGAGGTCGAGCATGTCGAGCGACAGGCGATAGTCGCTGTCGTATTCGAGCAGGCTCAGGATGGCGCGGCGGCGGTAAGCGCGCACGGCGTCTTGCATCATGATTTGTCTCCTTTCAAGAGCACTTCGAGGATGAGTTTGCTGGTGTCATTCACGCCGTCAAGCGCCCCCTCCATCTTGTGCAGGGTTTCTGCCTGACGGTCGAGGCGTTTGTGGATGTTGCCGATGGCTTCACGGTTCGGCAGGTGCTCGAGGCGCGTTTCCAATTCGGTCAGACGGTTCTTAACCTGGCCAAGTTCTTCAGTCGCCTTGTCTTCCAGCGCGGCGATGCGGCTGGCGTTTGCCTTGTGCTTGGCGAGTATCCACACGTAGATGGTGATGCCGACCGTAAAGGCGGTTTGGATGACGTCAAAAACAAATTTCCATAACGGGATGTTAGGACTTCCCACGGTGTCTCCTTTCGTAGATTTCCTGGCATTCGCGGCAGCGGATGGCGGCGGGGTTGGCGGCGCGACGTGCGGCGGGTATGGGCTCGCCGCAGTCCTCGCAATCCGCCTGTCCGGCCTGCTGTTGCGCCGCCTGAATGCGGGCAAGCGCGTTGGCAGTGGTCGCCTCGATTAGCGCTGCGGCGCGGTCGGCCTCGTCCATTGCTCGCTCCATTGGCGGATGACCGTAAGGCGCGCGTTGCAGGTGGTGAGCGCCTGATGCTGCTCGATGAGGTAGCGGGCGACATCGCGCTGCGTCGCGCGCTGCGGGTCGGGTTTTTCGGGGGTGGCAACCGGCGCGGTGAGGCCGGTCGGCACGGCGATGGGGCGGTAGCGCGGGATGTCGCGCGCGCAGGCGGTGAGACTGATGGCAAGCAGCAGGGCAATGGCTCTCATGGCAAATCCTCCAGCGCTTGCCGCAATACCGGCGCGACTGGCGCGTCATCCTGCGCCGGGGCTTGTTGCACGCGGTGGATAGCGGGGCGGTATTGCGTCGCTATTTGCGACGTGGTTGCGATTAACGCCTGATAAGCCGCATCGGCGGCGGCGTACTCATCGGCAAGCGCCTTGTTGGCGGCGGTGAGCGCGGCCACTTTCGTCTGCTCGCTCGCAAGCTGTCCGCGTAGGCGGTGGATATAACCGCCGAGGGTGGCGATGATGCCCGTGGCAATCAGGACGACGGTCAGCGTGCGCATACCATCCCCCCGCCCCAATCGCGATAGAGCGCCTGATGCTGGTAGATGATAGCGCGCGGGTAGCCGCGGTTTTCGGCGTGCGCCCACTTTGCGCGGCGGCTGTGGCGCTCGACATTGCCCCACCAGCGCAGCGGGTCGGCGCCGCGCTGGGCGGCAAGGCGCTGGTCACGTTGCAACCAGCCGAGGCCGCCGTTATACGCCGAGAGCGTCATCGCCCAGCGCTCGCAGTCATTGGCTGCACGGATGCGCTGATAGAGGTGGTGGTCGTAGGTAACGAGCGCACGGATCGCCCAGCGCGGATCAAAGGCATTACCGACGGCGAGCGCCTGCGGATAGGCTGCCTTAATCCACGCCTCGGTGTCCGGGGTAAATTGGGCGAGACCGCCAGCAAAGCGGGAGCGTGCGCCCTTGCGCCACAAACTCTCTTGATGGATTTGCCCGGCCATGACCGGCACAGGGGCATCAATGCCCCACACGGCGCGTGCTTCACGGATGAGCTCGCGCTGGTAGGCACGGGAGCGGGTCTGCCAATCATCGGCGGCGGGGGGGCGTCG